TAAAACAGCAGATTATGAAACATATTCTGCTAATGGTATTAATTCGGGAGAATTATGTTATGTAAAAGAAGATAAATCTGCTCACTTCAGAACCAATAATATTGATGGTACTGACAAGACTTATGATTTGAGTGAAGGTGGTTCTGTTTCTACTGACACTAAAATTACCATTGGTTTTAGAAATACCGGTAATTTATATGGAATTAGATATATTAAAAGCAGTGAAGGAAGAGATGATATCTATTTAGGAGAAACTAATTTAGGTAGGGTTACTAATAACTCTTATAATGAAGGATTCTGTGGTGGCGGGCCTAATGGTTATCTACAAGAGGATGGTACTATTACAGACATTCCTGATAATCATTTTGTAAGTGATAGAGAAATTACATGGGTTAAACTAAATGGTGTAAAGGAACATACATTTGAAACACTCCCACAGAGTTTAGAAATACCACTTTATTTTGTTGCTTTTAGTAAAGATGGTGTAGGTGCTCCATTATATGGTATAGAAACCTCCATCACTCTTCCAAGTGATATTGAAGGTAAGAACTGTATTTTAGTTTATGATTTTATACCTGATACAACTAATAATACATACTTTACTTTAAGTGAAGACAATTCATTTATCCTATAATTCTTTTCTCTATATATTTAATTTCATATTCAATAGGAATTGTTTGATTTCAATACTGTGTATTTAACACTTAAAAGAAATAAGTTTATTATTTGATAGAAACATGGAATATAGACATTTTGAAAACACTATAGAAGAAAGAGATAAGGAATCAAGAAGTGTATCAGGATATGCTTCTGTATTCAATAGCGAGAGTAGAGATCTCGGATTCTATGAGACAATTGCCCCTGGTGCAATCACCGAGGACACAATTAAAAGGAGTGACATTTTCGCAACACTCAACCATGATCCTGACAAGGTACTTGCGAGATGTAATCATGGTGTAGGTTCACTCGAGTTATTTGTTGATGATAGAGGTCTGCATTATAGATACGATGCTCCTCATACAGATCTTGGTGATTCTGTCCTTGAACATATCGATAGAGGTGATCTTACTGATGCAAGTTTCGCATTTACAATCGCTGATGAACCAGACGCTCAGAAATGGGAAAAGAGAGACGGAAAGATCTACCGCACCATATACAAGATCGATTGTTTATATGATATATCTAATGTATGGACAGGTGCTTACGCAGAAGCTTCTACACACAGAAATTCTCCTGATGAATACGAAAAGTACATCAATGAGATCAATGCTCAGGAAGAACTCGAATCCCGTCAGAAAGAACAGGAGAGAGTTAATAAGATTAATGAGAATTTAGACAATAAACTTAAAGAATTCTATAAAAATATAAAGATATAACTATGAAGTATTCAAACACATTAGAATATTCTGAAGCAATTGCTAATCTCGTAAAACGTAATCTTGATATTGTCTCCCTTTGTAAGAAAGAAGAGAGAGAAATGAGTGAAGATGAGGAAAAGGAGTTTGACGAGAATAAGGAAGAGCTCAAAGAATTAGAAGAAGAAAAAGAACAATTAGAAAAGTCTTTGGAAGATCCAGAGGACGAAAACAAAGAACAAAAATCAAATAAAAAAATATCTAACGATAAAATGGAAAAGAAAAATTTCTCAATTGTCGACGAAATTAGAAAGTCGATGGAAAGCCGTCAGCCTATCGTTCTTAACAGAGCAGCCATGACAGTTGGTGCTGAGGGTGATGATGTAGTTGCAACAGATGTATGGAATGTATGGGAACCACTCCGTCAGGAGAACGTTCTTGTATCCGCTGGTGCAAAACTTTATACAGGTCTTCAGGGAGATGTACAGATCCCTGTGTTTAGTAAAGGTTCAGTAGCATGGAAGGGTGAAACTGCTGCTGCAGAAGATGGTAATGGTTCATTCACAAGCGTTTCTCTTTCACCTAAGAGAATCACTGGTAAGTTCCCTATCTCTCTCCAGTTCCTTGCCCAGACTACTCCTGATGTAGAAGCTGCTATCCGTAATGATATTGCTCAGGCATTCTCTGAGAAGATTGAAGAGACTTTACTTGGTGCTGGTGCTGGTTCTGCTACCCAACCTGCTGGTCTTTTCAATGGTAAGACTGCTGTTAGTGTTGTTGATTATGCTGGTCTCCTTGACATGGAAGCAGGTGTAGAGGAAGATAACTATAAGGACTGCAAGTATGTTATCTCTCCTAAGGCAAAAGCTGCTCTCAAGGGTATGATTAAGGGAACTAATGCTACTGGAATGGTAATGGAAGGTAGTGCAGTTGATGGTTCTGAGGCATATGTAACTTCTAACGTTGCAGCAAAGAAAGGTCTTTATGGTGCTTTCGATAACCTTGTGATTGGTATTTGGGACGATCTTCGTATCGATGTTGTTGCTGACTCCGCAACCCTTGCAGAAGGTCAGGTAATGATCATCCTTAACGGTTTCGCAGATGCAAAACTTGTTCGTGCAGATGCACTTGTAGCATTTGACACTACTACTGCCTAATATTAGAACCTAATCAATATAAAGGGGAGGACAACCTCCCCTTTTTCAAAAACACAATTCAAACAATATGAGTGATTATTTAACAATAGAACAAATCAAAAAGCATCTGAATATAGATCTGTCATTCACAGACGATGATGAATATTTGGATTCTTTATCTCATGTTGCAGAAGAAGCAGTTGCTAAGTATTTGGATTGTGATTTAACCGATTTGTATGTAAATGGAGAACTCCCTCAGGCAGTTATTCACGCAATGTTGCTGTTTATAGGGAATATGTATAAGAACAGGGAATCTACTACTTCTGCCCCTGTCAATATAGTTCCACATTCATTCGAGTTATTGTGTGATTTATATAGAAATTATGGGTTAAGATAACATGAATGCTGGAGATTTAACGGAGATCATAGATGTTTATTCAATAGAGTACACCAAGAACAAATTTGGTGAAGAAGTAGAAAGTGTGAATAAGAAGTTCACGACACGTGCCTGTGTATGGCATCGCTCTGGTGGGAGACGAGTATCCAACGATTCAATTGTATATGATTACACCAAAACCATTCAAGTTAGATATTATGTCGATATAAATGATCGAGATATTATCGAATGGCAAGGAAAACGTTACAGAATCGTTGATATTGAACCCAATAAGAGGGATATGTGTAAAATAATCAATATGGAGGAGATAGTATCATGATAGATACATTGAATATAGGTCAGGTAATATACAACGCACTTTCATCCGACGACGATATAACTGGCTATGTAGGAGCAAATATATTCCCTGTCGTTGCTACTTTTCGTAGTGATGCGGAATTCAATTCTTTAATGCCATTTATAGTATACCAAAGGGAAGGAATGACAGGTCGTTCGACAAAAGATGGAGTATATGAAGACAGTGCGCAAGTTTCTATTAAGATAGTTACTTCCAATTACATACAGGGTGTTGAGCTTGCAACTTTGGTTAGGAAACTATTTGAAGACAGAAAGATTCAGTACGAAAATATCACAATGTGTGATACTCAACTGCAAAACGCATATGAGGAATACAACGATAATTATTCGGCATATGTTCAAACAATTAAATTAAATACAAAAATATCATAAATAGAAATGGATACAAAAATTATAAAAGGAAGGGAGTTAATGCTTTTTGATGGCACTAATTCACACAGTTTCGCATATGCTACCAACCACACTCTTACCCTTACTTCTGAATTAGCAACGATCAGTTCTAAAGACCATGGAATGTGGGATGGTGGAGAAGTACAGAGATTCACTTGGGAAATCTCTGCTGAGAACCTTTATACTGAGGGTGATTTTGAGACAATGTTTGATCATTGGACAGCAGGAGATAAGATCACAGTCAAGTTTGGTTTGAAGAGTGAGGATTTAGACGGTATCGTGGGAGAGACTAATGAATTCTGGACTCTTGATGCATCAAAGGTTTACTATCAGGGTGATGTGATCATCACTTCGTTAACTGCAAATGCGAACAATGGTGACAATGCAACTTATAGTGTAACTCTTAGGGGTGTTAGCAAATTCGAGAAAAAGATTACTAATGTAAATCCTTAATCGTACATAGATAACGATTTGACATCGTTTGTAATATTAGAAAAAGAGAAGTCTCTGGTTTATTATTAAATAGAAGAAGACTTCTCTTTTTCTAAATATATATAAAGAAGATTATGAAAGTAAACATTAAAGGAAAGGAAATAGAACTCAAGTACACAGTTAGAAGTATGATGAATTATGAGAGTATAATGGGTAAAACATTTGCTCCGGAGGGAATCACTGAAATAGTGATTTATTTTTATGCAACAATCCTCGCTTCATCAAAGGACACATCCATCTCATATGACGATTTTATTGAGTGGTTTGACGAGAATCAACCATTAGATGAATTCACCCAGTGGTTGAATACCAATTTAACTGTGAATGATGATCTAAGAAAAAAACCGAAGCTTCCGAAAAAGAAGTAAAACTAATATATCATTACCTGTTTAATCTCTTTTGTTTTCAGTTCAGAATAGTCTCAATACCATATTTCTTAGATGAAATGATGATGTATGAGATTAATGACATCCTTGAGTGTATTCCTTATTTAGACAGGAATAGTTGGGAACAATGTAGATTAAACACTTACACAACTTCTATGATTGACCATAAAAAGGTCAAAATGGGTGATTTTATATCATTCCCATGGGAAGAAAAGATTGAAAATACCAAGTCTAAGACACAGATCTCCGATGAAGAGATCAAACACCTCAAGGAATTGGAAAAATTATGGAGTTAAGATGAATAGTTTTACAACAAACATAGAAGAAACGTATAACAAATTCCTTCAACTCAATGCGAAAGAAATGACGGGTGCTCTTAAACATGCGCTCGTTGCTGGTGCAAAAGAGTTAAAAAAGCAGACAATTTTCAACCTCGATAACTCCATTCTTGTTAAAGGTACTTCGATGAATGACCTTCATGAAGGTGTATTTGTCGGAAAAGTAAACGGTGAATATGGAGAAGATTTAGAGATCAAGGTCAATATAATGGGAAAGAAATACTTTCGAGGTAGAGATGGAAGATTGAGGTGGTTAGAAAAGGGTACTCAGGAGAGACAAAACCTCACTAAGAATGGTTCTCCTTTGAAAACCCCGAGGAGAACAGGATCTATCACAGGGAAGTTCTTCTTTGCGAGTGCTATCAATGAGGTATTTCCTTTACTCGATTCTATCTATTTGCATGAAATAGATAAAGCAATTGACAAGGTCAATAAAGCAAAAATATAGTGGATCATTAAATGGCAGATTATGTAAGTACTTTACGAACAGATACATCGCAGCACGACAAGGCGTTGAATAATGCTGCAAAAAGTGTCAGCAATTACAAGAAAGAGACTGACAAAGCATCGGAGTCTATAAATAAGATGAAAGAATCTACTTCACGTTCTACAAGAGAATTGATGAAGGAGATGTCTAATATGGAGAATCTCGGAAGATCCACTTCCAATTACAGGAGACAACTTGCAGATATCCAAAGACAAATATCCGATCTAACCATCAACTACAATCAAATGAGTGAAGCACAGAAACAGTCAGTGCTTGGTAATGAAGTTGCTCAGAAGATTGATGAATTGAAGCAAAAGGCAGCAGAGTATAAGGACACTATTGGAGATGTCCAGCAAGAAATCAAAAACATGGCGAGTGATACTGCTGCTTGGGATGCTGTCAAACAAGGAATACAAATCACAAGTTCAACACTCCAAACATTTGCAGGAATCTCTGGGTTGAGTGCTGATAAACAGGAGAAATTATTACAAGTAATCAATAAAGTTAAGTTGGCGGAAACTTCTGCTAATGCTGTTATCCAGATTGGTAATTCATTACAGAAGCAATCTGCTCTTATGATCGGTATTCGTACTGTACAGGAAAAAGCAGCAACAGCAGCAAGGAACGCAGAGACTGCTGCTACAGGACGTGCTACAATTGCTCAGAAGGCATTCAATCTTGTTGCGAAGGCAAACCCATATGTATTGCTTGCAAGTGCGATTATTGGTGTAGTTGGTGCTCTTGCAATATTTACAAAAGGTGCTGATAAAGCAAAGGCAGCACAAGAGAAGTATAATGAAGCAATCAACGATGCAAGAGAAGAAGCAGGTAAAACCGCAGGGAAGTTCCAGATTCTCATTACTCAGTATGCTGGATTACAGTCTCAAGCACAGAAACAACAGTGGATTAAAGAAAACAGAGACAGGTTCAATGAACTCGGATTGAGTGTTAACTCAATCAACGATGCTGAGAAGATATTTAAGGAACATTCAGCTGATATCATAAAGTCAATGCAATTGAGAGCAGAAGCTGCTGCTATTGCTGCAAACTATCAAGAACAATATGCAGAAGCATATAAGAAGAGTCTTGAAATCGCAGAAGGAAGACAACAGTCATTCATGACATCAAATACATTCAGAAATGACTGGAAGAAAGCAGGATTACAAGAGGGAGTTGATGTTGAACACACTTCTGGAACTTGGAATACTTCATGGGGTGCTCAGAACTGGGACATGTATTCTCTAACCGCAGAGGGTGAAGAGAAATTGAAGAAGTATTGGGAAGAACAGGGTAAGGCATCTCTTGAGTCATTCACTGCCGGTGCTGCTGGGATGATCGAGGATATGAATAATAAACTCGCTGAGGCAGAGAGTCTTTCTGGAAAATATATAACCAAAGGTGGTGGAGCAGGAAGTAACAGAGGAGATATTGCAGCGTTAAATGGTTCTATTGCTAAGATTAAATCTCAGATATCTGAAGTTCAGAAACTGAAAGATGCTCAGGTAGTTGGAACAGATGAATGGTGGGAGCAGGTTCATGCACTGGACGCTCTCAATGAACAGTTGGAAGAGGCAGAATCTCGAGCAAAGAGATTAACGAGTAATTTCGAACCACTTTCCCCAGTCTCCAATCCTATCGTTGGTCAAGTGACTGGTCCAAAGATGAAGTTGTCTGGTAAATCTCCTTTCGAGAAGTTACAGGAGCAACTCGAGGAATTCGAAAAGAAGTACAAGAAAACAATGGAGAATGTAGCAGGATATAGCGATATCCTCAATAGTGTTGGTTCTATTTTCAATTCCCTTGGAGCAAATATGGACGAAAATGGTCAGGCATGGATGAATTTTGCTGGAACTGTTGCTCAATCTGTTTCTAAGATACTCCCACAACTTATGTCATTGGTACTCGGAAACGAAGCTGCTGCTATGGCAGAAGGTACCGCTTCATCTGCATCATTACCATTCCCTGCTAATATTGCTGCTATTGCATCAATTATTGCTGAATTAGTTGCTGTATTTGCTGCTATACCAAAGTTCGCTGAAGGTGGTATCTTTTCAGGTAAGTCGGGAATAGGTGACTATAATATTGCGAGAGTTAATTCAGGGGAAATGATTCTCAATGGATCTCAGCAAGCAAGACTATTCAATATGATAAATCAAGGCACAAGTAACAGCACTTCTATGGGGACTGGATCAGTGGAATTTAAGATTAGAGGAAACGAACTCGTGGGTGTATTGAACAATTATAATCACAAGAGAAGTAAGGTGTAATTATGAGTATATATAAAGGACAATTTAGCAACATAAAAGGTGAAGTGTATAATGTAACTATTGATGCTCATAGAATCTCTGATTCAGAAGAGAAATCAATAGTATTTGCAGATACTCCCTGCGTAATCGAGACATCGAGTGGGAGTATCTTTGAACCTATTAAGAGTAGGAGTTGCACGATTCAGATATTAACTAATGAATGGTTATTCGATCTATACTCTCCCGTCTCTCAAGGGGTGAAAGTCACTATTAAGAAAGGACTCAAAACAGTATTTTTCGGATATTTAACACCGAATAGTTATGATCAAACATATACTTATTTAGATGATCTTTCCCTCGAAGCAGTTGATGCTGTATCCTCTTTAAAAGACTTTAAATACAGTCCTATTGGAGGAAGTATCCCTTCCTATGAGAAAGTGTCAGAAATCATACTTAATCTCCTTAGAAACGCAGGATATTCAGGGATGTTATATGTTCCTGCAACTCTTCAAGGAATAAATGGAGAATCTAAAACAAATACCTTCGAAGAATTACAAATCTCCGAAGGTAACTTCTTTGACGATGATGAAGAACACACTCCATGGTATCAGTACGAAGTTCTCGAAGAAATAATGAGATTCCTTGGATGGAGTTTGTGTCCTTTCGGAGATGATGTTTATCTCATTGATTATAGGGTAATAGGAAATAATTCTTCCACAGTATTTCATAAATATGAGATTTCAACAGGAACCCAATCTGAAGATGTTGATTTGACTAATCAAATGACTATCACAAAGAGTGATTATGCTCCTGGTGAACCATCATTAAGTATGGACGATGTATTCAATAAGATCGAAATAAATGATAATCTATATGAGGTTGAGGAAATTGCTCCAGATATATTCGATGAAAACTCCCATATATCTATCAATGACGAAAAGAACCTCAGTGTAAGTGGCACAAAGTGGGTCAAAACAAGTATTACAAAACACTGGTTAATACCTGATGAAGTCAGTCGAGAAGTGACTGGATACGATTATCAAACAATATGTAGAATCAAACCAGATACAAACTGGACACACCACTTTTACAGAATGTCTTCATTGGGATCAAATCCTGTTGAAGTAGTGAATGAAAACGGACTTAATTACTACGATGGAGACATCAATTCAGAATATGTCAACAACGTAATAAATAAGTACATGAATACACATGGGTGTTTACTCCAGCACTATGCGTATATGCCTAAGACCGCTAATTTATTACCTACTTCTGTTGATTGGGAAGATTTACTTACATTCTTCTTAGTTAATGACAAAGTAAATACAAACGGTCAGATTGACTATACCACATTTAAGAATCTAAGACTTCCTGTTCTCGAATATACTGTTCCTGAGGAAGTCATGTTCAAACCAAGTAGTGGGAAGAGTTGGATTGGAATCAAAGGTGATCTATTCTATCAGTTTAATAATGCTAAATATGGTGATAAAAGTGAGAATACATTGAATATAGTAAATACCACTGATAAGATATATGCCACTGCTCCAGTAGAAAAGTCATCAGAAGTTGAAGAGCAACCATTTCCATTGACTGAGAGAGAATACAGAAACGGAGAAACTTACTATGATTTCTGGGGGAATATTCTCGCAAATTTATCTGATTATTTAGGTGAATATGGATCAGGTTATAAAATGTGGCAGATGAAACTGCAGATCGGTGACAAATACTGGAATGGAGAAAGATGGACTTCGACAGAATCAACATTCTTCTTGTCATACAACAATGGACCTGATGGAGATAAAGAATATTTACCACTCTACTCATGGTGTAAGTTAGTACCAAATATCGATTATAGAGATAAGGTTGGTGAAGACATATATGCGATTCCGATTGACTCAGAGGATCCAGATGCCCCTACACATGGGCAGATGAAATTAACCATATACACACCAAACTTTTTCCCTGAGGAAGTATTTGATTTATTCCGAGCACTCATTGAGAATGGTACTTCCACCACAGGTTTCACCACAACGAACTGGTATGATATCCCTCCAGTGATATTCGCAAAAGATTTTGAGATAAACTACTACTATACTGATTCATTTGATTGGTATAGTCAGCATAAATCCAATGAAGCAAATAGTAGAGATGTTGTTTATACGAATGTTATAAATGACAACTATGTAAATGAGTTTGATTCGTTGGAACTCAAGATAAATACTCAGCAAAAAGACAAACCGATTTCGAGAAGTTATATCACTTCTGGGGATGGATATGTTGGAAGTATAAAACATGTCCTTGGGGATGAATACAAGGAGCAAGAGAAGAATTTGATAGACCTTTATTACGAGCATTACTCTTCTCCAAAGAGGAAGTACACATGCAATATAGGTGATTTGAAAGAACCATATACAAAGGTTGCAGTAAGTGCAATTGGTGGGAAATATGTTATTGATTCTCAATCATATGATTTGAAACTATCGAATAACACAACTACACTGATTGAATATTAAATATATAGAAAAAAGAATGAATTATAACGTAATATCAAGACCTAAATTACCAAGAAACAAATACGGTGATGTGCAAGGTAAATCAGGTACGATAACCAGCACTTCATTATTTGGAAAGAGTGAGACTACATCATCAAGCAATGTTGAGATAAATGATTTTATTGGTTCAACATCTGATGAGAATGGTGTCAGAGGATTAGTCCCTGCGCCAAAAACAAATGCAAATGAACCACTCGGTACTCTGAATGATAACGTTAAGTTTCTGAAAGGTAGTGGAACATGGGTTGATATTCCTATTTCAAGATACACTGAAGAGAATGTAAATAAGGATGGTGTTAACCTGAATGGTAACTTTACTGTAAGTGATACTTTAACTGCAAATACACTTAATGTTCTTGGATCAGCACATTTCTGGGAACTTGTTATTGACAAGGTAAAAGCAACTGGTGGTAATTTACTTATTACACCAGCAAGTTTCAAGGTGGATTTTGTAGGAGATGTGATCAACTATAATGTAGATGCAACACAGTCTCCTTTCAATGTTATGTTCTACAATGAGACAGAAGGAACAGGTATTCTTGGATTACAGGAACTGTTCACAAACCAGAATGTAACACAACTCAAAGCAAAGAGACTTTATATGAAGAGATCTGATGGTGATAACCAGATTGTCACAGAATGTCAGATTGGTGATATGGTAAGGTGTAAGACACTTAATATTGATGATAGTGGTAGTGAATTCAGTAATAAGGATTACTGGACATTTGTACTTGCTACTGGATCTGAAGAGTTCCAGGGTGAGGATTGTCTTTATATAGATGTATTTTACCAGTATGTTTCTAATGGAACTACTTATGGTGTAGGTACTACATTACAATATAATGACAGTCCTACAACTACTCCTGTTTATCATAATAATGATATGTTATATGATGATGCTTATACTGTTGTTATATTTTCAGGAGATGTCTCAAATGGAACTTATACCTATTTCAATAGTGATTATAATGGCAGTGTATCATGGGATGGTACTAAGTGGACTTTTGCTGGTAGTGGAACTGATGTATATCCAGGTACTTCTGAAGAGATTAACTGTACTGGTGAATTATTCTTATTTGAATGTGTTAATGATAATAGATTTAGTTCTCCAGTCTTGAAAATATCTGATAAATATGGAAAAGGTGGTTTGACAAATTACTTCTATGTATCAGGAAAATACTATACAGATGTTTATAGTGAAGATTCAGGTTCTTCTGATGAACCACTTCTTGATTCTTTCACCTTTGGTTATGGAGATTTTAATCCAGAAGTAGGAGATGATTTAGTATGTTTAGGACACTTATGGAATGCAGAAAGACAGGGTGCTTTACTTATTTCTGCTTATGATCCAATGGACCCTGAATTAAGAGCACCTGCGATTGCACAATATATGGGAATCAGAACATTTACTACACTTTCTCCTTATAGAACAAGTAGTATTGCTGCAAATGGGAACACATTTATGGGTAAGTTCCTTGTTAATAACAACGGTACTTATATGGATATAGATGAAAAGTTGAATATCTACACAGCAGATATTACTACTGGACTTGAAAAGGTAGGTATCCACTTGGATGGTGAAAACTCTACTATTAAGTTAATTGGTAGTACTGAAATAAGACAGAATGCAGATGGTGAAGTAGATACCTTGACAGTATGGGATTCAGATGATATGATGAGGGTAAAGATTTCCCCTGAAGCAATTCCTAACAAGAGCAATATACAGCAGGAGATTAATCCTACAAGTAGTTTGCAGTTCAGGAATAATGGTACAAGTAATAACTATGCTGTTACTATACACCACACTTGGACAGAGTTTATATGGAGTTGGGATCACAGATGGCAGTATTATGTATCTACTGGTGGTTATATTAAATTCTTCCAGTATTGTAATATTGGTACTTTCCAGTCAGGAAGTAAGATAACCCTTTCTAATCTTTATACAAGTCTTACCAGTAGAGCATATTTTAAAGGTGGAGATAAGATAACTACAAGATCTGCTTCTGGTAGAACACAGTCTATTACAGATGTAATTATTAGATTAAAGAGAAAGAGTGGTTCTTCTTATGTTAATGTTACTTCAAAGACCTTGACAAGTGGTTCTACAATTACAGTATCAGATGAATCTGCTACTATATCTTATCCTAATTCAATCTGGGATAACTATAACGTTGGTACTACTGGTTCTTATAGAATAGAATTGGAGTTTGTTTATAATCCATATGCATCAATAACCTATACTTCTGAACAGAGTGATCCTTCAATAGACTTCTACAACAACTTATGGAGTACCATTAACATTGTACAACCTTCTGCTTCTATGACCAGAATAGGTAGAAATGGTTTAGTATTTAATACAGAGAGTTCTGGACAGTACTTCTATGCTGGTAATGATGGTATTGAAATGAAGTGGGGCGATGCAAGTATAACCCTTGATTCTTCAAAGGGATTGAAGATGTGCCCTGTTATAGAGACATTAACAAGTTCTAATACACAAATCAGTGAAAGTGCAAGTATAGTTAATGCAACAGGATATACTTCAAATACTACAATATATCTTCCAAGTGCAAGTACTTATGGTATTGGTAGAGAATTGATAATATATGGTAATGACTTTGTTACAGTTGCAGTAAGATATAGTGGTAAGATATTAACTCCAAAAGGAACTGAAAATAGTATTACTAACTATCCAAGTGCTTCAACTAATCCATTTAATGAATATAGTTCATATTCTCTTTCAACTACCTATGATGTAAATGAAAATGATGGTGATGGTGGTACTACAACAAGATATTACAGATCACATACACCTATACTTAGACTTATTAATTTAGGAACAAATTGGTTAAAAATATAATATAGTGATATATGACTACTACAGAGCAAATACAAGAGATCAATGGACTTATTGATGATATTAATGCGAGATTGACCAGAGACGAGAAAGCAATCTCAGACAATACGTTTAATATCAATAAAAACAATAATACAACTAAGGACAATGTTAATACCATAAACACTCACATCAATAATCTTCATAACGAGGACGTCCTTATCCATAGAGAGTTACATGACTTGGAGAATAGACTCACAGAACTTATCTCCAACTGGGATGATACTACTTTCGATCATAATAAGTTGTCTGGGATTGTAAGTGATCTTTCTGAAACTGTTACTGATAACAAGAACTATCAGGATGATCAGAATATTCTCCTTCATAGAGAGATTCACAATCTTTCAAATAATGTTTTAGAGTGGATAGATAATTATGATGGTGACTTGTTCAACATCAGAAAATATCTCGCACAGGTTCCTCAGACTGTTCTTTTAAGTGAATCCGAGTACGAAAGACTTGGTACAATAGAGGCAGGTAAGTATTACTACGTATATGAGGAAGATTAAATAAACGAATAGGATATGGCACTTTATGTAGATGGGAAAAATATAGTCCAGATCACTGTCGATAGAAAGAATATTGCTGCCATATACACTATGACCGTTGATGGGGTTAAAGCAATATGGGAAGCAATTCGAAGTTGTTTCGGGAGTGGTATGTGGATTAGGAAGAAACCGTGGTTAAGAAAAGAAGGGTGGAGACGTGTGAAGAGGTTTTAATTGGAGAATGTCAAACATTATTATTGATAAAGAAATATATGAAAGAATTAAATGAGCAAAGTAATTACAGGAGATATACAAAACTTAGATATATCATGGGAGAATTATTCTGGAGAATCAGTTGAAAAATTCATTAAAAGTCAGTTATCTCAAAGTTGTGGGTATATCTATAGGAGCAGACAGAAAGAAGGTGATTTCTATTATTTATACGGATTCCATTCACTCGAAGAATACAACGAATGGGTGGAAGGAGAAGATGTCACTCCTTTGTTTAGAGTACAGTTGCCAAATATTGAAAACGATATTTTCTCTGCGACTCTTTCAACAAATTCGAATACTAATAAACTTGTCAATTTAGGGGATGGTATAAAGATTAATATCAGATACACATCAACATCTACAAACCCCTCAACACAAGCTGTTTCAGATACATACAATGACGGTACACTTATTATCAGTAGAAGTGCTAATGGTAGTGCTTTCTCTGAAGTAGGTAGAATACTTATATCACCTATTGAACACAATTCGACAGCATTTCAGACAGTAGATATTACACAATATCTTGCGGATGGTGATAATAAAATCAGACTTAGAGTAGAGGATAATGTCAATGGTTCTGTATCAAATAACATTAACTTCAATTCCATTGTAAACACAACTCTTAAAGTTACAAATGCAACACCTGTAACCACCCCTCTTTATACAACAACTCTTCAATACTATATCGAAGGTCAGGTAGCAAAGACACTCAATGTTAATATTACTCAGAATGGGAATACAGATAGGTTTACTCTTCCAATTGGTACATCCTCTTGGATAGAAGCACCATACTTTGCACAAATTGATAAAGTATATGATACTGGTACTATCGAGGTGGAATCTTGGTTGAGTGTTGATGATACTGTTCTTGAATCAGAACACATCGTAAATCAATTCTACTATATCAATGGAGCATCTACCGAAGATGTTATCATTCTCAATAATGTCGAAACAGATGTGATTAACTATGCGAATACTCATTTCTTTGATTTCGTAGTATATAACGCATCTACTGACGTTCACATTCTTATTCAGAACGGAAATAAGACATACCTCGATTACACTTTCAGTAATTGTGATGTAAATACTCTTTACTCGTTCTATAATGTGTTGCAGGTGGAGGAAGAATCAGACAATATTCCTGCAACAGTTACTGTTACGACCAACTCAGACAACCAGACTTATGTAATCAATATTGATAATACTGAGAAAATGAGTCCTACAAGTGGTGCTGATTTAATCATCAATCCACTTACGAGAAACAACTCCGAAGCAAATCCTGCAAGAATTATCAATGAAGTATCTGGTAATTCTTTGACTGCGACATTCAATGGGTTTGGTTTTGTAAATGATGGTTGGTTGAGTGATAGTGATGGTATTAAAGTCCTCAGAATACCTGCTGAACACTCAATCACTATCTCATATGATTCATTCAACAACCTTACAAACGGTACTACAATAGAACTTGATTACAAAGTATATAACATCTTTAACGATGATGATGAAGTAATCAAGATGTATTCTTTGACTCAGGACAATAAGAAACTTGGTTTCGTTATGAATGCTACTGAAGCTGCTTTCTATACAGCAGAGAATCAGACTAAGAGAGACCAAGATGTTATGTTCCAAGAAGAAGTCAGAACACACATGGCAATCAACATCATTCCTAATCTTGCTAATAGTGGTCTTAACTACATTAGAATCTTTATCAATGGTGTGATGAACCGTGAAATGCTATATACAAACACAGATATATTCAAGAATGGTGATGTATCAATAGTTCTCGGTTCAAATAACTGTGACTTGGATATATACAGTATTAGAGTTTATAAAAAAGGTCTTTCTGCTTCTGATGTAAGACAAGACTACATGAGTAGCATTCCAAATATCGAAGATAAAGTTGCTTTTAAGGCAGCAAACGATATTCTTTCCGCAAATGGTACTATTTCATATGATAAGGCAAGTGTAAAATACAACACACTTATATGGACTGGTGAACATCCTGAATATAGAACAGGTAATCAGGAATATGCCGGTACACTTCAGATCAATATCGTCGGAGATCCAGATCATAGTGGAACTATTACAAACCTTAGAATTAAAGGTCAAGGTTCATCTTCAAGAGGTTACTGGAAATGGAACCACCAGTACGATATGAACAAACTTGAAGGCCTTACTTCTGTATGGACAGACGGTAATGGTGTTGAACATACAAAGGGATATTGTTTAACTGATGAAGATCCTGCTGCAACAAAATTAGTTGCTAAACTTAACTGGGCATCTTCAATGCAATCTCACAAGATTGGTTCTACTGCTCTTTACACTGATGTTTGGAAAGAAGTAGTTGGAGGGAACAGTATGACAAGAACAGAAGGATATGAAAATACAAGAGTTTCTGTTCATGAAAAACCATTCTTATACTTTATAAAAGACACTGCTTCAAGTACTCCAGTATTCGCTGGTCTTATGACTTTCGGTAGTGGTAAATATGATAAACTCACCTTTGGTTATGATAAGAAAGTATTCCCTGATTATCTCATAATTGAAGGTTCAGATAATGGTATGCCATTAACAAACAGGCAGATTCCTTGGTTCGAAGATGAAGTAACATACAATGCAGATGAAGAATACTACCAATATGCTGGTCAAGGTAACTGGGATTATGGTATGGGTAATCAGGATATGTTGCACTACTTCATCGATGCCAATAACTTCGTTTATTCTCATGCTATTCGAATCAAACCATATACAAATGATTCTGAATTAACTGATAGAACATATCAATACTGGAGTACAGTTGATGGAAACATTGTTAGATATGATTACATCACCAAGGAATGGGTAAATGGTGGTACTACAAAAGTAGATGGTGAATACAGCACATTCAATGTATTCTCCCAGACAGGTATTACCCCAAGTGGGGATTCGAGTGTTGATAATGCTGCTATAATTGCTTGGAGAACAAGAGACTTTAAGAATAATGTTTCTTTATACTACAATGTAAATGATGTAGTTTATTCAATGGCATTCCTTAAAATGGTTGCTGCATCTGATAACAGATGTAAGAATATCTATGAATACTTGGATCCAGTAACTCATAAGATTTGTTTGGCACAGGATGATATGGATACTCTTATGCTTACAGACAACGTAGGTAGAAAGACTAAACCATATTATGTTGAAGAACATGACCAGAATCCAAATGGTGGTTGGTATTTCAACGGTGAAGACAATAACTTCTTCACACTTATGGATGCTGCTTTTGATAGTGAATTAAGAACTATGATGAAGAGCATTCTTACTGAAATGAGTTCATCTAAGTATGGTGGAAGTGTTGAAAGTTGCTTACAGAAATACTTCTTCGATGTTCAGGAATATTTCCCTGCTGTTGCTTTCAATGAAACCGCAAGACTTCTCTATGAAGAAGCTGCTGTATATCAGGCACAACACATATATGACAATGGTACTCCTGCTATTTCTCAGTCTCTCGGTAATCAACTTGAGGCAGAAAAACAGTGGTGGACAAGAAGACTCAAATACTTGCAGTCATGGGCGGGTTCAGATCCATTCTATGTCCGTTCAACTACTTCTCCATCACTTAACTTCCGTTCATTGACTACTGTTGCTGGTGGTAATCCTAATTATCAATTTACAGTTACTCCATGGCAGTGGTTATATCCAAAAGTTGGTACTGGACAGGTTCCTGGTCAGGATAATACAAGAGTACAGGCAAGAACTCAGTTCACTACAATGAACTTAGTAACTGATGGTAATACAGATACTTTCATTTATGGTTCTGATTACTATACTTCATTTGGTGAATTTGGAGATAAGAGTATCGGTGAGACATTCAATTTGAACGGTAAGAGATTACTTGAATTTAGTGCTGATAGTAGAAATGTTCAGAGTTATGAATTCAGACCTATCAGTATGACTATCAACTGCCCTGTATTGAGAACATTGTCTCTTTATGGTTGTTCAACACTTAGTGGTAGTCTTGATTTAAGTAAATGTACTAAACTTGAATCCGTTGATTTAAGAGGAACTGGTTTGAACTCAGTTATACTTCCTGAATCAGATTCACTTACTACTGTATATCTTCCTGATTTAACTTCAATCACCGTTGTTAATTGCCCGAATATTACAACATTCTCAGTTGAAGGATATACTAACTTACTTTCATTAACAACTGATAATAGCTCTCTTGCAAATGATGTTATTTCAAATGTAGAAACACTTAATTCTGTTGATTTAAGAGGAATCCATATTACTACAACATCAACTAATGTAGATAAGTATATTGGTATTCTTAGCGATAGTAATATTAATTGTTCTATCACTGGTTCAATATATCTTGCAAAAGCACTAAGTAATACAGAAATAGAAGCAATAGAAAGTAAATTAGGTGAATCAATTTGGAGTGAAAATAACTCATTATATATAACTTATGTACCAGTTGAGATCACAACAGTTTCACTTGCTGCATCTGAAAAGACAATCTTCCAGAATGACAGTGTTACTATCTCTGTTACTACTGATGGTAATAATGTAAAATCATATGATTGGAGTGTAGATAGTACAATCAATCTTACAACTGCCGAGAAGAAAAACTCTCTTGTAATCAACTCAACAACATTTGATAAGATTGAGAATATTACTATTACATACACAATTACAACTTCAAGTAATCAGACATTGACAAATTCTATTACAATCAGTTCTTGCTGTGTAGATTATCATATTCAGGATTTTACAGATGAATTACATACAACTGTAAAAACAGATTATTCACTGAGAAATGCTGTTATTGATTTATATGCAGATGGTTCTTCTTATACTACTCCAATGTCAGGATTTACTTTTACAAATACTGATGCAACAGGTGTTTTACCTGAAGGATACAGTTATAATTCATGGAGTAATAATTCATCTTATAGTACAGGTGGTCTTGATAGTACAACTGGTTTAAATTATTTACAATATTTTAGTTCAAATGTTGGACAATATAAAGTATATGCAAAATTCAATTATGCAAATGATACTACAGGTAGTATTGATGTATATGTTCCATTCTATATTAACTGTTTAGGTTTCCAAGAAGGAGCAACATTTGATACAGTAAGTGATTTTACTTGTTATAATGGTACAGGTGGTACTCACATTTCATATACAATACCTGCTGGTAGTACTATTAATGGTAGTGGATATGTTAGTATAATACCATGGGGTAAAAGAACAATATCCAATCAAACAAATACTGGATTTGATTTAAGTATCAATGGAATTACACAAAGTTACAGTAATGTACAAGCAGGATTAACATTAGATTATCCACAGTTATTTGGTGATGGTACTGTAACTATATATTCTAACAGTAATAAGTTTGCAGTTAATTATGTACAACTTGGAGCATATGCAAAGATTAAATATAACATTACTCAAACTGGAGATACTAATGTTTTAATGGCAGCTTCCAATGCAGATATTGGAAATGTAAAATCAATGACAGTTGATGGTGTCGAAGTGACACCAACCAAGATATACAACTTTACTACAACAGGAACTCATAATATTGAAGTAAGATGTGCAGTAGGATATGATTTAAGATACTTGCTATATAATGTAAACAGAGCAACAGAAGTTGAAATTGGAGATGCAACTACATTAGGCCAGCAAATATGTTATGGTTGCTCAGCATTGCAAAAAGTAACTATAAAAGGAACTATCAATAGTATTGGTTCAGATGCATTTAATAGTTGTTCACAATTAACTCAAATATATATAACAGAAACAACTAAATGTCCTACTGTAGATATGACCACATTCAAATATATTCATTCAGGTAGTCCAACCACTTCCGGTGGTACAGTATATTATCCTGATAATATTAATTTCAGTTCATGGTTCAGTACTTCACAATACTATTTAGGATATTATGAGTGGAATGTAATATACACTGTAATAAATGGTATCAGATACAAGATAAAAACAGGAACTGGAGATTGTATTGTAATGCAATATGCAGATGGTACTACTCCTTCAATTTACACTGGTGATATTGTTATACCTTCTACAATCACATATAACAGTAAATCATATACTGTAAATAAGATTGGAAGTTATTGCTTCAATTTGTGTACTGGATTGACATCAGTGTCAATACCAAATACAATTAAAACAATTGACAAATGTGCTTTTTATGGATGTACAGGATTAACAAGTTTAAATATTCCAGCATCAGTAATAAATATTGCAGAAAACAAGATTAATCAAAGTAATGATAATATATGTGAAGTATTTTATGAATGTAGTAAGAGTTTAACATCAATAGTGGTTGATCAAAATAATCCAGTATTTAGTGATGGTAATGGTAGTAATTGTTTAATACATAAATTTAATAATAGTTTAGTACTTGGATGTAAAAATACAGTTATTCCTTCTTCTGTATCAAGTATTAGAAAGAATTCTTTTTATAAATGTACTGGACTAACTTCTATAAACATCCCTTCTGGTACAAAAGAAATTTATGAATTTTCATTTAGTGAATGTACTGGACTAACCTCTATAAGTATCCCTTCTGGTACAACTACTATTAGAGCCAGTGCATTTAGTGGATGTGCTGGACTAACTTCTATAAGTATTCCTTCTACTGTAAGTTATATAGGTGCTGGTGCTTTTGATGGTTGTACTAAAGTACATACAATTACAATTAATAGGAGTACTGCTCCATCTCTTGGTGGAGTAAATACATGGGGATATTCTTCTCATTCAACTGGTTATTCTTCAGGTACAACAAATATACTTTATGTACCATCAGATGCAACTGATTATGATACTTCAGTTTGGACTACAAATTTACTTAATCCTTCTTATGGTAAATTCACCTTAAGTAAAACTCTTTAAGATATGGGTGGGTGATACTACCCATATCTTCCAAAATATATAAAAATGAATATGAAACAATTCAATGATTACATACTTCCAGATGTTGGAAAGATATTCAAATACAATAACACTATATCATTCAAGTTATCCGCGGAATGCACAGGATATGAAGAAGTAGAGATTAATAAGGATAATGTGGAGTTTATTGGAAATTTCGTGTTCGTCGATAAGGTGATCGGAATCAACCTAACTACAGACAAACATATAAAGACAGTGTTGGTTAATAAGTTATTCTCTAACGATGATCAGATAGCAATAATCTTGAATGAGGATACTGAGATGATGACTTTTATGAATGCTTGGAGAGAATGGTTCAGTCAGTTAATTAAAGAGATAAAAGATCATGCAAAACAATAATATAAAGATAATTCTAAGTGTTGTGGCATTTGTAGCAGCAATTGTCATAGGGTTTATTGCTCTCTTCATCCCACCTACTGGTATCATAGATGCCTCTGTGTTATGGTTTACTGCGCAACTATTGGTATTCGTTTCTGGATTGCTCGGGATTAATTTCTCTATAGATAATCTCAGACAGGTTGTGCACACAAATAAATCAAAGACACAAGATGAGGTTAAGTGATAACTTTACGTTAGAGGAATTGATATACAGTAAGACTGCCGAGGAGAATGGGGTAGATAATACTCCCAGCGAAGAGATAATCAAGAAACTCAAAAGACTGTGTGTTAAAATTCTTCAACCAATTCGAGATAAGTATGGGGATGCGATATATGTGAGGAGTGGATATAGGTGTGATGAACTGAATAAGTTAGTCGGAGGGAGCAAGACAAGTCAACATAGAAGAGGAGAGGCAGCAGATATAGTATGCAAGGATAATGGTGCTCTCTGGGAAATCATAACAGGAATGATTGAGAGTGGAGAGATTGAGGTCGGACAACTGATCAACGAATATAATCTCTCTTGGATTCATGTGAGTTTGGGAACAAAGAATCAGGTCTTCGAAATATCATAATGACCAGACAACAATACAGTGTCTGAGACACTGTCATAATTCTTTCTTTTTATATATTTTTTTCAACAGAGACATGCGTCTCTGTTGATTTGTATAGATACCCTAAAGAATCGCGTTAAAATCAATATATGATAGTGTTAACACTAAATATATATGGATGAAAGAACAAACGTCGATCTAAGTATGATTCTCGATGGTATCTTTAAGTTAGTCAACAAAGATCTTAGAGAATACACGTGTAAGGATATACAGAAGAAATATCTCAAGGATATGAGTATATCCGCAGCAGTTGTAGATAACGAAGGTGATCTTCAAGCACTGCTACTATTGATGCAATATTGTATTTTAAAAGGAGGTAAGTGATTACCTCCCTTTGTCATTTATCAGTGACGATTGTGCGTTTATGTTTAGGATTCCTTTTCTGACAGTGCACGAACCTCTCTAAGTATGTATATGGCACAAGTTCTCCATCCATTGTAAAGACTCGTTTAGTATATGAATTGAATCTATATTGTTGAACAGACTCATCATCAAAGGTAACAGTCATGATTCCATACTTATTCGCTTTATAGTATCCTGCAGGTCTGTATTTGTTTCCCTCCATAAACTCACCACCTTTCTCGATCTCAATTCCTTTGATAGAATCATGAATGAGTCGACTAATGTCATTCGGATCAGTCATAGTCTCTACACTCTCAACAGCAGAGATACCTCTGTCATACTTCATCTTCTGCTCAATCAGAGATTGGTACTCACTTTCAAACTTGTTTTGATTCTCATTAGCAGATGCTTGGAGTTCGTAGATCTCCTCTAGCATCTTATCCCCAAGTGCTTCCGAGAGTTTTCCGTCAATGATTCTTTCCTGTATCCTGATTTCCTTGCTCTCAAGTTGTTTCTTGACTGCTAAGTTATTCTTAACCTTCTTCGTGGCGATATCTATCTTCTCGAGAAGTTCTTTCTTGAGTTGCTTAACCTTAGTGGTGTCGTTATTCGCAATGAACTGCTTGGTAAGATGCCATGCGAAACTATCCATAAGATTCATAGGGACACACATCGTACTGTGTTTGACCTTATCGTCTCGATCAGAGAATGTGGAATAGGATGCCACTGCAGAGTAAGAAGTCAACAGACAACGAGTATTCTTATCTCTTATAAGACCTTTGCACCAATACACGTTCTTATGACTTGTCTTATCTTTGGTTCTTCGTGCTGTGAGCAACTCCTCTGCTTTATAGAACATCTCGTCTGAGATAATTCTCGGATACCTATTCTGTCCCGGCTTTTGGTTTCTTCTATTAAATCTGCATATACCAATGTATGCTGTGTCATGGAGTATGTTGAGGATGCTGCTTGATGCACTGTCAACTCTTTTGGAGATAGGGTATTCTCCTGTCTGATCCAACTCTCGTGCGATGACGATTGAAGACTTGTTTTCATCAACACACATCCTGAAGATCTTCCTCACCAACTCTGCTTTCTCTTCATCAATGATGATATGATTCTCCGAGTCTCTGGTATATCCGAGAGGTAACCAATTTCCGAGACTTTTTCCTTCTGCCTGTGCCTTCCTCTTACCTCGGGATGTCCTCTCTTTTCTAAGATACCCTTCCTGCTCTGCCATGGCACCGAAGATACCAAACATGATAGACCCAGTCTGGGAAATACTCCCATCATCCTCAAGAAGTCTCATGTAGGGTTTGATGACAATAAGTTGAATCTTGTGATTGATCAACCAATCTCGGATGGAGTAGAGAACCTCAGGTCTTCTCGAAAGACGAGACAACTCGAATACATAGACTCTGTTGATGGAACTGTCGTTCTCAATCTCAGTCTTCATTCGATTCAATCCCTGTCTCTCTTCCTCTGAGAGTTTGACGGCACTCTCCTTATCGGCAATCATGATGATGTCCTCGGGATCTCTATATCCGTCCTTGATCATTTCGCTGCGAACCACCTCTGTTTGTTGGTTCAGATCCTGTACCTCTGTGGATACTCTAATTAGTCCTATTGCTTTCATATTTAGATGTTTAACACACCTAAATATACCTAAAACAAATCAGAAATTCACCCCGGAAGTTATCGAAATATGGGAAAGCATCAACATCGTTTACTATATTCTGATAACTTCAGCAGAAATATAACTAATTCATTATCACTGTAAGACATATTAGTATTTTAACCAAAACACTATCGTATGAAATACTCAATTCAATTAAATGCCCGAGCTCGAGGAATCGAACTTATTAATTTGACAGAGGAAGAAAAGGACGAACTTATTAAGTTGGCAGAGGAAGGTTTTGATCGGGTTTATGAAGATCTGCGCGATGAACATTACCCAGACTTCGAATTGCAATTTTTGACATATGGAGTGGATCGGTATTCGTTGGTGGTGAAAGATGAAAACGGGGAGGTTGTATACGAGTCTCAAAAAATTGATGACCTTATCGACAATGATTTGTCGGTAGATGAGGATGGAGAGTATAACACTCAAGTTGGATATGAATTTGATGGAATTGAGGATGGATTTTACCTCGTGCGTCATCAGACCCTCAAAGGATGTTACTACTATGGAGAAATAGAATTAGATGATGCTTTCGATCCGAGTAGACTATATGTGATTCGAGACTCAAATATAAATGATGAATTAGCAGGTGATGTTGTGATTCCAATGGATCATGTATATTATCGAAGAGGGGACACCCCTAATCCCGAAGAAGATACTCTGAACATGGAGTATGGAGGGTATATGGATGAGCAATACTTCGATACCGATCTATGTGAGGTAACTGAAGGAGATTACTGGAAGAGTTTGGTGGATGAATAATCCTATAATACGAACAAAGACCATAGGAACCCTTCACTATGGTCTTTGTTTTTGTTGCGATCATCTCGATTGCTCGAGACATGCAAAGATACAAAAAATTATTCTTCGTGCCAATTATATTGGGAAGCAATGTCTTGCCAAAGGGGGATGTGAATATCTACACCCTTATATTCTGAATAGATTCGTTCTACCTTTGCTCGGAATCTCAGACCCCTCTCTGATGTTGGAGGATAAGTCTTAACGACATAGTCCAATGCAGATAGAAAATGCTCGAGAGTGGAGAATACTTTGAATTTGCCATTTGTTGTACCGAGTCCTGAGGGACGGAGATTATAAATAACTCCTTTCTTGTCTTGAACCTTAACTGCCCATTTACCGCTTGGACTGGAGATTTCCCATACGTTCTTCAACCACACATTGTCAATAGCAACAATCCCAGTATTTTCATTCATAGTATATTTTACGCAGAGATATTTTGAATCGAGTTTCCAAGGTTTCTCGATAATCTCTGTGATATACGACATGTAGTTGGCAATATCAAAATTTGCTCCCCCTGTGAATGACTTAACCTCACACCAATCCTTGTTGAGATCATCAGGATTGAACCAGAAATCTGGAGAGCATTGACCGTGATTATAGATGTGGTCGAAGTCATGTTCAATCAACCATCTATCCAACCACTCCTCAACAATATTTCCAACAACATTGTTTTGCTTGACAACTATCTCTACATCAGCAAGTTTAAAGGTAATCTTACCTTTATTATCCTCGGAGAGTTCTCTTTTAAGAACCTGATAAACGTTCTCTATCGTTGTCCTCATAGTGATTGTAAAAGTCTTGATGCAACTGCTTTGATAACTGGAACGACTACTGTGTTTCCCAATAAGTCATATCCTTCCTTATCGGGGATATTGAATACGAAATTGTCTGGATACCCAAACAATCTCAATCCTTCCCGAAGAGATAGTTTTCTAATTCCTTCTCCATCTACAACATGCAGTCTATGCATGTCCATTGCAACTAATGTAGGGGCAATACCTTCTCGAGAGAGTATTTCTGAGACTTCGAAGGACAATTTACCTGCTACAATGTTATACCCTTTGGGTTTGGTTGTATCTGGAGTTCTGTGAGAGGTCGTGACAGGTCTTCCGTTTACAATAGTATGTTCAACAACAAGTTTTTTGGGATGTTCGAAAGTCAAGTATCCCTTATCCGTCAGATCATCGAGCATCTTCTGGAGGTTCTTGTGTTTGAAGAACGTACTGATCTGTTGAGTGGTGAGTGGCATTCCATCCATCCAGTCTATTCCCCATTCTTCTGCCCATTTATGTTGTCTCCTCGCCTTGAGCATTTCGTTGAGGAGTTGTTTCTGAGTGTCTGTCACAGAACCTTTGAGTTCAATATCCCAACTATGGATATTATCGGATCCTCCTCTCTTATCCTTAATCTTCTTCCCTTCGAGTTGGGAGACTTCGAAGTGTTTGAGAAGATTCTTAGTGAAAGGAGTTTTGCTGAGAGGAAGACCATGTTCGAGAATATCTCCCACAGTAGCATTGACAGGGGGGAAGTTCTCTAAATTAACTCTTCTTCTGTTCTTCTTTACACCTACAATATAGATTCTCTTCCTATCCTGAGGAACACCAAAGTCTTTGGCATTTAGCACACGATAGGATACTTTATAATTCTCTTCAAGAGAAGATATGATAGTCTTGAATGTCTTTCCTTCATCATGAGTGACAAGACCTTCGACATTCTCCAATATAAATCCACTTGGTTTCTTCTTCTTGAGAATCCTAAGGACGTCAAAGAAGAGAGTTCCTCTGGTATCTCCGAATCCGTTGCGATTGCCGGCATAAGAGAATGCCTGACAAGGGAATCCTGCCAGTAAGACATCGAAGTTAGGGATATTCCCAGCATCTACTGCTGTGATATCTCCTGTAATCTCATCATCTGGATGGTTTTGACGATATACGGTGATTGCTGCTGGTTTAATCTCGCTGGTGAAAACACATTCTGTGTCTATACCAGCATCAGCACACGCTTGCACAAGACCGAGTCTTATGCCTCCCATTCCAGCGAATAAATCTATATATCTAATCATATGTACAGTTGAAAACTATACAAAGTTAGATATTTTGTGGGACTATGCAAAAATAAAAACTCTCCCAGTATGGAAGAGTTTCCAAAGGTGTTCAGAACGAACTGATAGCAATAAGTGTACTGGGAGAGTTGAGAAAGGTCTATTCTACTATTATATAATCATCCACTTCTGGGATAATTGCAAGTCCATATCCTTTAAGATGGATTTGACCAGCATCATCAATGAAATCAATCTCGGCAACAATACCATTCATTTTGGTTGCTTGCCAATCTTTGCCATCGGCATCCGCCATACGGATAATCTTTATTTTATCACCCCTTTTCATGTTAGTCAGTTGTTTCTAAGTAATAATCCAATTCTTCACCCTTGAGGTTCTCTAAGCACCACTCGTCAAGTTCCTTCCATAGTTTGTCATACAACCTCGCATAATCCTCATTGACCTGATACCATCTCCAGATCTTGTGGTTCAAGACCATGACGAGTTCTGTGATGTAGATGTGATTGTTCTTCCATCCATCGAATGCCCTATTGTAGGTGTCTTGGATGGCAGATGATCCAAATGCCTCGGCAATGACAAAGTCCTGCCAAAAAGTTGTCTTGGGAGCATACCCCGTTAATGCTTCAATGTTCCAAAATTCCATAGCGGTATTATTATTTATATCGTTTACGACATAAATTTACGGAGAAAGATTCAAAAGATCACGGGGGGAGAATTTAACAAACCGAGATTTGTGGGTTATTATATAGATGAATAGAGAGTTATTCACATATGAATTGGGATTGGAACACCAATGAATATGAACTAATTAGAGCAGAAATAGAGAGAAATATAAAGTCTATTAAGACTTCATCAACCTTGTAGTTAGTACACCTGCTCGTACGTTCCAATAACTACGAGGTTTTTTATAGCAGAAACAAATAAATAAATACAAATAATATGAACGTAAGTGATAAGACATTTGATCAACTAAACAGATTGTTTTGGGATTGGTTAAGTATTAACGATTTAGATGAAAAATCAATCATCGACCCTGTGAGGGCAGCAGCATTCGGATTCTATGTAGCACACAATAGTAATCCAGAAGAAATCGATCAGTGGGATGTAAGAGAATTTATTCAAATTCAATTGGATAGCGATTCTCTCTTTGGAGTAAAGCAGTCCCTATAAGTTTAACCATTTAATAAATATATTATATGACAAGTGAATATTTCTTATTTAAAATCGAATGAATTATCTCCCGATGGAACCTATATTCAGACTCCTGGTAAAGAAAGGACAGGTACTGTTCTTCATCAAATGAGTCTGGACTATGTCCTTGATTATTGCTCGAAACTTTTAAAGGCACCTAAGAAACATCAGGATGGTGCTATATTCCCTTACATTAACGACACTCTTGGTAAAGAGAATTGGGTGGTTCCCGAAGGAATCAATGGTGGTGTGGTATTCATTGATATAGACCACATTACGAAGGATACTGCAAGGACTATTTTCGATAATTTCGAAAAGATTAGTCTTAAATTCCCTTGCTTGTATGCAATCCAGTACTCGAGTAGTTACTTTCTCAGTGAGAAGAATGCAGGTCTTCACTGCTATGTCAAGACAAATATCATTGACGGAGAGGAGTATAATAGATTTGCGTGTATCTGCTTGGCAGCTTTTGCTCAGGTAGTAAATGTGGTTACAGGGATTGATCTAAGAGTCCCTCAGTTGGAGGATAGTGTGATTCTCGATACTCATAATACGAACATTACACAGAGATTCTTCCTTTATTATTCACCATACAAAGTAAATCCATTATGTAGTTTCTTCACAGAGAATACAATAGACAAAGAATCTCTCAATAGACTCAGAAAGAACTTCCCTCTTATTCTTGGGAATCTGGGCAGGATTGCGAAGAATGATATTGTTGACGTGGAGTCTTATGAGATCTCTGGTGATGTATCCTCGAGGATTCAACTGGACTTCAATAAGGAATGCGCTGTGAGCAACTTCCTTTCGAATATGGGTTGGGATGAAAAGAAGATCGTTGAGACACTGCTCTCTATTGATAGTCGTGATGATGATGCATACAGGAGAAAACACGGACAGTCTCGAGCAATGCACTTCGCACAGATTGCCCGAACCTCAAAAGGAAGGACTATTCAGGAATGGCAGAAGAATCGTGCTGTAGAGATTCTTTCTAAGTGTGGTATTTCAGTTATCGAAGACAATTCAAAGGGAATATTAACTATCAAGAGAAATCACTTTATAACTGAGTTTAAAGAGCAAATAATTGATTTTATCTCAGCAAACGACAAGGTGGAGATAGTTGCTCCTACAGGTGTTGGTAAGACTACTCTTATAAACGGTGGAGAGTATAACGTTGGTGCTAATCTCTTTGATCCAGATGCAACAGGATTCTACTCTTTGGCAGAGGATCTCAACGCAGTGGTTATTGTTCCTTTCAATGTTACAAATAAGTTGTATAATCATCTTCATGAAGTGAGTTCAGAGAATCATAACCCAGTTAAGGCAAACCGTCCTAATGTGATGATCTGGGATCAGGCAATAGCACATTGGAATGAGATAAAGGACAGAACCCTTATCATTGATGAAGCACACTGCTTGTTCTTGGATAGAACCTATCGTGATAAGGCAGTGATTCTGATGAATAAGATTAAGGAAGATAATTGTAAGATCGTTCTCTTTACTGCTACTCCTTCAGGAGAGGGTGAGGAACTTGGTTGTAAGTATTTGAGATTCAACAATGAACGTAACAACATTCGTACAGACTTTGTGAAGGTCAATAATGTGGATGTTGCTCAGTACAAATTCATTACAAAGTGTTTGGAGACTGGTTGGTATGATAGAATCGTTCTGTTTGATGATACTACTGCGAAGAAGATCTATGAGAAGATCTATTGTGATGGAATCTATGTCAATGATGTGGCATATATCCGTTCAGATACCAAAGACCAGAAGGATTTCAAGGATCTGCGAGATAAGGAGATGCTTTCGAAGAGACTTACCATTTGTACTTGTGTTGCATTTAACGGGTTGAATTTCAAGAATAAAGGTGAAAAGATATTGGTTATTACGTCCGCTTCGAAAGGTTCTACAACGTCAAGTGAGATCATTCAGGAAGCAGGTAGAATCAGAAATTCCGATGTATTCTTGAAGGTTTATTATGATGAAAAGGATCGTGCTGAGAACCTTGACGAGAATATCAAGAAGGCAGAAATGTTCCATACTGCTGAGGTTACATTGGATATTCCTGAGGGTCTTTTGACTTATGATAATAGATTGATCGATCCAGAGATTCAGGAAGCGCTTAGAAGTATTCGTGATTATATTGCTAAGAAGAGTGATATTGATGTGATTGTGAAGGAACTGGATGATGCTGGGTATTTCGTGATTCGTAAATTAGATCTTTCTGATGAAAAAAGGGATTCAGGAAATAAGATGTCTTTAAGTCTGAAGAAGAGAGAAAGTGATTCATTGAAAGAGGATATTATGGATGGTACATTGCTTGACAAGTATTATGATATAGATGATTCGAATAACTATAAGTTGAATTGGCAGCATGAGATTGATCAAATGATCAATAATAGTAGTTATGTGGGTGTGACTATTGAGACATTCCAGAATCTGATAAGTAATTCGAATAAGAACAATCTGGTAAGTACAATCATTTCGAACCTTAGAAGAGCAATTCATGTTGCTTTGATTACAGACGATATGTGGTCTAATTATGTGACTAACATAGAAAAGGTCAAATTGATGTTGGGGGATGATAGGATTGCGATTTCAAAGTTGAATTCCAGTTATAAGAAGAATGTTGAGTTGCGTAACAAATATAAGGATTCAATTGTAGTGAGAGAGGACTTTATTGACCTTTCAGGGTTCGTTGATTCGATCATAAAAGAATTCGTAGATGGATATTCAAACGAGAAGATGTTGAAGGCAGATGCTGGATCGTTAGGTGGAAAAGTTGGTGGGAAACTTAGTTCGCCAAGAAAGAAGGTATTAGATGAACAAACAGGAATCGAATATAGTAGTTGTGAGGAATGCGCTATTGCGATTGGTAAATCAAATAGTTATATATCTAAACATAAAGATAGGTTCAAAACAATAAAGTAGATGGGTTTGGAAAAAAAAAGCAATTAGGGTATATATATACGTTGATTGCTTTTTTTTTCCATTTTATAAAAGTGAACGAATGTGTGTTAGGCAAGACGAAATAAGAAAATAATTTGTATATTCGTGTGATTAAAAACTATTTTATATGATACAAGACGAAGATACCAAGTTCCTTTATCGGGAGATAAAAGACTTTCCTTACGAGTATGACCTGATAAGAAAGGCATTAGATGTTGAATCAGGTGAAATAGAAGAGAGTGAATGGGATTGCTGGGATAGTTGGGAGGAAGTGATAGATACCTTTGAAGGGGCAATGAATGAGATATGTGAGTTGCCTGAATCCGAGTTCGAAGTGGTGAATGGAATTGATGATAGTAAAGATGGTATTTATATTTCCGATTATGAATATAAATCATATTGTGTTGTATATAATAACGATCTGATTCTTGAAATAGTCAATTAAGACAATTAGTAGGGTGGAAAAAAAAAGCAATTAGGGTATATATATACGTTGATTGCTTTTTTTTTCCATTTTATAAAGGGAGTGGAATGTAGGTTAGGCGGGACGAAAATGAGTGAGGCAACTAAATTTTGATGTCTGGTTTAGTATATATAGTTGTGATTAAAAAACAATTATAAACCGACTAAACAATCAAAATCATGGAATTGACTGAAAAACTTATTTCATTACAGGCATCCGCTGAGAGAAGGTTCAAACGTGTCGTGAAGCAGTACTACAAGAAAACGGGATTAAAAGAGATTACATCAGATGTTCCTATTACCGTCTTTGAGTACAGAGACTTTTGTGATTCCGATTGTGTCGTAATATCTGGCACAAGAATCAGATTCATTATTCTCGACGAACAACTTGCTCGCCCATACGTAACACACAAAATCGCTGTCGACAATCACGGAGGCATAGACATTACCAGACCCGAGAATCTCCGTTCACTTATTTATATTATTCTACTTCTCGAGAATGAATTGACTAAATGATCACTATTTATTTAAATATTCCTTCTAAAATGTTTATTATATAATCAGAACATAGGAAGACGTTTTGGGAGTGTGATTTCAGTTATTCATAACTCGTTGTTTTGAATTAAGATTTATTTATTTGTTATTTGCGTGACCTGTAGGGACATCCTTACAGGTCTTTTTGTTTACATATCTGATCCAAAAGCTTATTATATAATTAGATGAATAAATAAACATTTAATCAATATGAAAGTAATTTACCACAACAACTTAGTTATCAAGATCACCCTCAACTATGCCACAAAAGAGTATTTATTTTACATCAACGACCTCCTCAACGAGATGGCAAGGCAGGATCCCATAGTTTTCTCATTTTCCGTTCTCAGACCAACTAAGGAGAATGTGCTTGATATTGTTGTCTATGCATCAGGTTGCACTAATGAATTCAAGGACTATGTTTTTGGAGTATTCAATAAACTAACCACTCAAGATTCACCAGTATTCGAATACAGGACAATCAATTACGACTCATACGAATATTCACAAGAGAATATTGAGAAGGAAAACCTCATTAAGTGCGATAAGATCTTTGGTATCGCAGAATAAATAAACATCAATATAAAATGGAAGAATTATGGAGAACAATAGAGGAAGCACCCAAGTATGAAGTGAGCAATCTTGGAAGAGTAAGACACAAACGAATCAATAGAATCGTAAAATCCTTTGTCAATAACGCAGGATACTTACAAGTAGTCATTAGAGGGAATAACAAGAATCTATATAGACTCGTTCATAGATTAGTTGCACAAGCATTCATTGAGAATCCCAATAACTACTCAGACATCAATCATAAAGACTTTGATAAGACCAATAACACTGTAGATAACTTAGAATGGGTTTCTCACCGTCTCAATATGAAATACAATTCGAATATATCTAATGAGGATAAGTTGGTAAGTCTTATCACCAGAGAGGTCGTAAAAGTATTGAAAGATAATATAAGAAGATACGTTACTGCATATGCCAACAATTAATAGAACACCAATAAGAGAGAAGGATGCTGAGTATAAACACGAAGAGAATTCTTCTCTCTTTTATAATAGTAAAGCATGGAGAACCTTACGGAGATTCTACTATGATAGACATCCAATATGTGAAGAATGTCTTAAACATAACGTAATAACTCCTGCTGAGGAGATCCATCACAAGAGACCTTTCCTTACTGGTAAGACAGATGAAGAGAGATGGTCATTGCTACTGGATGAGAATAATCTTTATTCTTTGTGTAGGGTGTGTCATGATAAACTACACTTAAAGGCAAAGAGATATAAGTTAACATACATAGATGAACTAACAGAGAAGGAGTATCTCGAAGACATATATAATTAGCGCATAAACTTGATTTAACACACTCAAAAGAAAAAAGTAATGAATTACATTACTCACCATCTTCGAAGCGAAATTTGCTATGGTTTTGTTGCAGTATGATAAGAATGTTAATCAAAGTGTGTGAAGAGATTTATTATTGATGTGATAGAGGTACAAAAGAGATTTTGATTAACCCCCGGGGGATGGTTTTGTTTTTTGTGTAACTAATTGAATACCACCCCTCCTTTTCTTGCAACACAGATGAGGTTTTTCAAAATTTAACCTAATTAATGATTCGGAAAAAAATTTAATAATATATGGACGTTTTAAAACGATACGAGCAATACAGACCAGAGATTCAGGAACACATGAAGTATATTGTTGAATCTCTTATAGAAAGATATGGTGAAGTTTCTGAACATTACATCATATCACTTGACATCCTTGCGATGAACTTGGATATCATGTACAATACAAAAAAAGAAATGGATAGTAAGGGTTTTCAGCACGAAGACCACCAAGGAGTCCAGAGGAAGGCGGGTTGGATTCAACAGTTCAACACTTCCCAGCAAGCAGTCTTGAAGATCATGCATGACTTTGGACTCAATCCCATGGCAGCAAGTAAAATCAAAGACAACAAGAAGGAGAGAGACATCCAGAAATTTATCGAGAGTTTATCAGAGTAATGACACAGTACGACTTATCAAAGGAATATATTCAGTACAATGAAGATATTTTGACTGGTAAGATTGCTGCTTGTAAGAATATAATACTTGCTTGTAAAAGATTCAAAGAATGGTTTGATAGAGATGACATTTATCTCGATTATAGCGAGATTGACAAACGTATAAGATTCGTCAGCAAAATAAAGCACTTCAAGGGCAAATCTGCTGGACAAAACTTCATATTACTTCCGTACCAGCAATGGATATTCGCCAATATCTTTGGGTGGAAGTGGAGACACAATGGTTTCAGAGTAACCAGAAAAGTCTTATTATTTATGGCACGAAAAGGTGGAAAGACTGCTTTAGCAGCAGCTCTCTGCCTTTCTCAAATGATCTTAGATAAGAACCTTGGTCAAGAGATTGACTTTGTTGCCAACAACGGACAACAGGCAAAACTCGGTTTCGAATATACCAAGAACTTCGCAGAGAGTATTGATCCCCAGAATCTAATCTTCCAGAGATATAGAGACACCGTCAAGATGCCAGTCACAAAATCGGAGATATGTGTAAGGAACTCCGAATCAATGACACTGGATGGATTGAACAGTTCTACTTTCATTGTTGATGAATTCCATGCATCGAAGGACTGGGATCTATACAACGTATTAAAGTCATCCCAAGGATTCCAAGAACAACCCCTTGCAATCGTGATCACCACTGCTGGATTCTTGCTTGATGGATATCCACTATACGAAATGAGAAAGGTATGCGTTGAAATCCTCAAAGGAGTAAAGCAAGACGATTCTCAATTCAGTGCATTATATGAATTAGACGAGGAAGACGATTGGCAAGAAGACGAAAGTTGTTGGATCAAAGCAAATCCTTCTCTCGGTTCCACTAATACATATGAATCCCTTAGGGAAGATGTAAGGGGAGCAATTAATCAACCCAGCACAGAATACAACGTAAAGACAAAGAACTTCAACATGTTCTGTCAAAGTAACTCTGTCTGGATCCAGAATAAGTTCGTCGAAAGATGCATGCAACCAGTCAATATGGAGGATTTCAGAGACGAATATGTCTATGGTGGAGTCGACCTTTCCGCTGTTAAGGACTTAACATGCACCAGTATTTGTATTCCTCCGAATGAATACAGGGAAAAATACCCAGATAAGTTCATATTTAAGACATGGATATACATTCCTGCAATTGCCATGGAGGAATCCGTCAATAAACACTTGTACAAGGAATGGGTGAAACATGGTGAAGCAATCCTCACTGAAGGCAACGCAGTCGACTACAATCTCATATTGAAAGATCAAGTGGATTTGACAGATACAATCAACTTCGGAAATATTGGATATGACTCCTATAATGCCACTCAGTATGTTATCCAAGCAACTAATGCTGGTCTCCCGATGCAACCATTTGCACAGGGATTAGGAAACTTCAATAAACCGACCAAATTCCTTGAAATGCTCATAATGACTGACAAGGTTATAATCGATTATAACACTGCAGTTCTCTGGAGTTTTAACAATGTGACTTTGAAGTATGACTATCATGAGAATTGCAAACCCGATAAACCTACCGCCGAAGCGAAGATCGACCCTGTTATCAGTATAACCGAGTCTCTTGGAACTTATTTAGCATCAGGGAATTACGACACCACGATCATTTAACATTACAAATCTGACATGTTATTATATAAAGAGAGAATTCTTACAAATATATTATTGCAATAATGGGAATATTCACACCTAAAAAGAAAGTTAACAAAGAACTTAGAGACATAGAAGGTGCTTCAGAGAAGAAAGAGGAAGTATCCGTGCCTGTAGGTCTCGAGTATCTTTTCAATAGAAAGAGTGGTGATGCTACTTCCGTCTCGGCATACTTTGCTGCAACAGAGATTATTTCTAATACGATAGCAACCATTCCTATACATGTTCGTAGAGTAGAAGATAATGAGATTCTATCCAATCATCCCTTGAATTTTATATGGAATAGTGGTCTCCAGACTCGTTTTATGCTCATAAAATCCCTTGTTTGGGATATGTTAGCACATGGAGACGGTATTGCTTACATCAAAAGAGCAAATGACGGAACTCCTCTCGAGTTGATTTATTGTCCTCACGGCACCTATACAGTGATGTATAACGAGACTACAAGACAGTTATATTATCTTATTCCATCAATCAAGAAGAGTAAAATTGAACCAATTAACGTCATTCACTTCATCAAAAACTCATCAAATGGAGTGAAGGGTATTAGTGTTGGGCAGTATGCTCTTCAATCATTGAACTTAGCAAGAGCAACTAATAAGAGTGCTGAGAAATTCTTTGATGGTGGTTGCAAGATTGACGGTGTTCTCACCTCTACTGCACCAATGGGACAGAAGCAGAAACAAGAAGCAAAAGAATCTTGGGAGAAAATCTACGGTGCTTATGGTACTGGTGGAGGTATTGCGGTACTCGGCAATGATTGGAAGTATCAATCAATCGCACAAAACAGTGAACAGAGTCAGATGTTGCAATCCAGAGAGTTCAATATTACTGAATTAGCACGTTATTTCACTATTTCTCCTACTCTTCTTGGAGATTTATCACATACTCAATATGGAACACTCGAAGCAGCACAATCTGACTTCATTGCACATACACTTCTTCCTTTAATCAGCATGATTCAGGACGAAATGAACAGAAAACTCCTTAAACCGAGTGAAAGAGGCAAGATTACCATTGATTTGGATGAAGATCACATCTATTTGAGTGATAAAAGTTCCACTGCAACATATCTTTCCACACTTACATCCAATGGTATTTTGTCGATCAACGAAGCAAGACATATTCTTGGATACCAACCAATTGAAGGAGGAGATGAACATGTGATTCCTTACACAGATATAAGTCAAAACACAATAGAGAATAATAAAAATAACGAACAATAAAATGATAAAGATATTTAATAAAACAGCAGATTATGAAACATATTCTGCTAATGGTATTAATTCGGGAGAATTATGTTATGTAAAAGAAGATAAATCTGCTCACTTCAGAACCAATAATATTGATGGTACTGACAAGACTTATGAT